GACCTTTTGATGCCACCTTACTTAGGCAAGCACTTATTTAGAAGACGTTCTTGGAATAAGCCACCTTCGGTATAGTAAGCACAAAGGAAGGAGAGTAAAATGACTGAAAATGAAAATGTAGCTTCTGCGGAAGAAGCACAAAACGAACCAGTACCTAATCCGTACAACGCGAAAAAATCGTGGCACACGGATGATGTTATGCCTAAAACAGGCTTATCTGCTGAAAGTTTATTTGTTGCACCTCAACAACCTGAAAAGGAAGAAGAGAGCGACCAACAAGTAGAAGAAAAAGCAGTAGAAACTAAGCCTTATTCAAAGCCTAACTATAAAAAAAGGTACGATGACTTGAAAAGACATTACGATAGTAAGCTTAACGAGTTCAGAACAAGAGAGCAAGAACTCATTCAAGAAGCTACGGCTTCAAGACCTGAGTATCAAGCTCCTAAAACTATTGAAGAACTCGAACAATTTAAAGCTCAGTATCCAGATGTTTATGATGTGGTTGAAACTGTTTCACACTTACAAAGTGAAGCCAAAGTCTCTGAATTAAATTCTAAGATTTCGTCTTTACAAGAAAGAGAATCAGCAGCTTTACGAAAAGAAGCAGAATCTGAATTGCTTAGTACGCATCCTGATTTTGCAGCTATTCGAGAAAGTGATGATTTTCATCAGTGGGCAGAATCTCAACCAGAAGCTATTCAAGCATGGGTTTATAACAATCCTAATAATGTTCGTTTAGCAAGTCGAGCAATTGATTTGTTTAAACAAGATATAGGATTAACTTCTGCAACACAGAAGCAACAGGCTCGTAATAAGTCTGTGAGTTCAAGCTCAAAGGCTGCGGATATGGTATCTACCAAGACTACAACGATAGATGCTTCGTCTGAGCCTAAAATTTGGACTCAAGAGGAGATTGCCGCACTACCTATGGATGAGTTTGATCGTCTCGAATCCGAGATAGATAAAGCTCTTGAAGAAGGTAGAGTGCGTAATTAAAAGTATAACTATTAACATTTAAAGGTGACTTAAAATGGCTTATAATCAATCTGATGCTCTATTCGAGCAATCGACTGATACTAATGGTAACTTTGGCAACTCCGTAACTGGACAAACTAATGCATTCTTTATGCCCAAGGTTTATTCCAAGAAGGTACTTAACTTTTTTAGAAAAGCCTCGGTAGCTGAAGCTATCACAAATACTGATTATTCAGGTGATATTTCTGCATTTGGTGACACAGTACGGATCGTTAAAGAACCTACGATTACTGTTTATCAGTATGAAAGAGGTGCTGACGTAACGCAAACCAAACTTACCGACATGGAAGAAACCCTTACTGTTGATGTAGCAAACGCTTTCAAATTCAAAGTAGATGACATTGAGAAATCTATGTCTCACGTAAACTGGAAAGAGGTCGCATCCTCTTCTGCAGCTTACGCTCTAAAAGATGCTTTTGATGAAGGTGTCATTGCCGAAATGTTTAGTGGAGTCTCAACTTCATCGCCTGACCACGTGTTAGGTGCTGATGCTTCTGCGGCTACTCAAACAATGGGGCAACATCAAGGCGGCTCTAATTCTATCGACCTTACTGGTTCTGATGGTACTGGTGCTGATCCTCTTGATGTAATGGCATTTATGGCTAGACTATTAGACGAACAAAACATCCCTGAAGAAGGTAGATGGTTTGTAGCTCCGCCTTCGTGGTACGAGCAACTCGCTCAAACTGGTTCTAAACTAATGTCAGTTGACTACAACGCAGGTCAAGGTTCTTTAAGAAATGGCTTAGTATCAAGTGGAAAGTTACGTGGTTTTGATATGTACAAATCTAATAATATTGCTGCTGCTTCAACAGCTAGTGGTAAAGTATTAGCTGGACATATTTCAGCCTGCGCTACTGCACAAGCTATCACACAAACTGAAGTGATCCGTGATCCTGACAGCTTTGGTGACATCGTTAGAGGTCTTCACGTCTATGGCGCTGATGTACTTCGTAGCGAAGCTCTAGTAGCTGCTTTCTATGCGATTGACTAATCGTTAATTCGAGCAGAAAAACGTATGTGGGAAGGGAATTTTATGTTCGCCTTCCCCATACTAAATAGAGAAAACAAATGCCACAAATAGGAACAGACTCAAGACCTGTCATCTTAAAGAATAAGAAGAAAGGCAATAGAAAATTAATAAGTGCAGGCACTAGAATGACCGCACAAGAAAGAAAAACATACAATAAGAATTTTGATAGAATTTTTGGAAAACCCCAAAAGAATTATAACAGACAAAAAGGTTAAAGTAACTTCCTATTATAAATAGTTACTACAATAATAATATTGAGGAATTTATAGTGAAAATTAAATTACTATCTTTGGTTGCTTTTTTATTGACAGTTTCTGGCTGTTCTATTTTTGAAGAAACAGTAGATGCTGGTAAAAACGTAACGGCTGCAGTTGTAGACGAATCTATGGATTTAGGCAGAACTGCAATATCTATACCTGTTCAAGCAATAGGAACTGTAGTTGATAAACTAGAAGAAGAAACTGAAGAACAAACACCTGAAGAGTAAATAATAAATGGCAACTACATACTTACAATTAACTAATGAGTTATTAAGAGAATCAAATGAAGTTGTTTTAACATCTTCAAATTTTAGTAGTGCTGTAGGCATACAGGCGCATGTTAAAGATTGTGTTAATAGAGCATATAATGATATTGTAAGCGCAGAACCTAGATGGTCTTTTCTAGCTACAGGTGAAAGCGGTGCTACCGATCCTTTTTATGGTAATGTTTATGTTGAAACAGTAGCAGGAACTCGTTGGTATGAATTAAAAGCAGCCTCAAGTTCTATAACCACTGATTATGGCGCTATAGATTGGAATGATTTTTATTTAACTACTATAGGCGTTAGTGGTGCTTCTACCCCATATACAAGTAGAAACTTATCCTTTCTTACAGCAGAGGAATGGAAAGATCATTATAGAGAATCAGAGAATATAGACGATGCTGATACACAAACATACGGCGAACCAAAAACAGTTATAAGAAGTCCTGACGGTAGAAAATTTGGCGTAAGTCCAATACCAGATAAAGTATATAGAGTATGGTTCTTTGCGTGGGATTTACCCACAGCATTAAGCGCACATGGAGATGCTATAGTATTTCCTGATATGTATTCTACAGTGTTATTAGCAAGAGCTAGATATTTTATGCATCAATTTAAAGATAATCCACAGGCAGCATCTTTTGCATTAGACGATTATAATAAAGGATTAAAGAAAATGAGATCTAATCTTATGAATCCTGCTCCTAAATATATGTCAACGGATTTTATATAATGAGTACTTCACAACCTTTTACATTAGCATGTCAAGGTGGCTTGAATAAAGTATCAAGTCAGTTGGAGTTACTTCGCAGTCCTGGAGAAGCTACAAAATTACAAAACTTTGAAGTCTCTACAACAGGCGGTTATAGGCGTATTAATGGTTATAGTCAGCTTGGAGATGGAACAAGACCAAACAGTTCAAATGCAATTCTAGGTCTTCAAGTATATGCAGACGGAGTAATAGCTTGTTCAGGAACTAATATATACTTTAGTCAAGATGGAGACAGTTGGTTATTATTAAATAGAGCAAGTGTTGCTGGCGGCGGAGATAACTACAGCACATTTGGAGGCAGAAGTACTTCAGCAAGAACTTCACAAGGACAAGCAGATTTTGCAATTTATGAAGGCGATACAGATTATGGTGAATTAATTGTAACTGATAGAGGATCAGGTGTAAAGCCTTTTTACTTTAAAATGACTGGTACTGGAGATTTAGATTCTAGAACATTTTTTGCAAAAGAGATCACAGTAAGCGGAACACACTATCCTAAATATTGTGTAATGCATGATAAGCATTTAGTTGTCGGAGGAGCAGCAACAGCCGAAAATACTATATTTTATAGTGGAACAAGTGATATAGATGATTTTACAAGCACAGGTTCTGGAAGTATATTATTAGATGACCAAGTAGTAGGATTAAAAAGTTTTAGAGATGACTTAATTATATTTTGTAGAAACAGTATTTACAGATTAGTAAATATAAATAATTCATCTACTATTGCAGTAGAACCACTTACTAAAAATATTGGGTGTTTAGATGGCGCAAGTATTCAAGAAGTAGGCGGACAATTACTATTCTTAGCACCAGACGGAATAAGAACAGTAGCAGGTACAGCAAGAATTGGTGACGTAGAATTAGGATCATTAAGTAGAAAGATAGTGCCTATTTTTACAGATATTGCTACTAATATAGATTCATTAAACATTAGTAGTGCTGTTATTAGAAAAAAATCACAATATAGATTATTTTATGGTGCTTCAGGAACAGCAACAAAAGTATCTGAAGGAGTTGTAGGAACATTAAGAATGGACCCAGAAGGAGGAAGCCGTTTCGAGTGGGGAGAACTACTAGGAATACAAGCAAGCCAGGCTTTTACATCTGGATTTAATAAAGATAATATAGAAAAAATATATCATGGAGACTATGTAGGATATGTATATAATCATGATACAGGAAACCAATTTAATCCAGCAGGTACAGCGACAAATATAGATGCAGAATATGAATCACCAGATTTAGATTTTGGAGATTTAGGAACTTTAAAAACTTTAAATTATGTAAAAATATCAGTAAGTCCAGAAGGAACTGTTCAGCCTTCGTTGAGAGTTAGATATGATTATGAAGATACAAATATTCCACAACCAGGAAATTATACATTAAGTTCGATTCCAAGCCCTGCAATATTTGGATCAGGGATTTTTAATACTAGTATTTTAGGCGCGGCAGCAACTCCTATGACTAGGCAAGCAATAGAGGGAAGTGGGAATACTGCTAAATTTAGAATATTTAGCGATGATCAAAATGGACCTTATAGAATTAATGGATTATATATAGACTACGAACCTTCAGGGAGAAATTAAAAAATGGCACAAAGTTATACAAGACAAAGTAGTTTCAGTGATGGAGATACCATTACTGCTGCATTGTTTAATGATGAATACAATCAATTAGTCAACGCATTTACATACAGTTCGAGTAGTGCTTCTACTACAGGGCATAGACATGACGGCACAGCAGGACACGGCGGTAATATACACACCATAGGTGACTTAGACTTTTTAAATAAGATAGTTGCGGATAGTACTAATAATCGTTGGGGAGTCTTTGTAGAGGTATCTTCAGCAGCAGTAGAACAAATTAGAATACAAGACGGAGCAATAGTTCCAGTTACAGATAACGATATAGATTTAGGTACAAGCTCATTAGAATTTAAAGATGCATACTTTGACGGTACAATAACTACAGATGCTTTAACGGTTTCAAGTACTACAAATCTTGATGGTGCTATTCAAGTAGATAATACTATAACTGTTGGTGTTGATGATACAGGCTATGATGTTAAATTCTTCGGAGACACTGCAAGTGCTTATATGTTATGGGATACATCTGCTGATGATTTAGTCTTAGCAGGTGCTGCAGGTCTAGATATTGCAGGAGATATAGATGTTGACGGAACTGCAAACTTAGACAACACAGACATAGACGGAACACTCGCAGTAGACGGCACAACTATTTCATTAGATGCAACAACATCCTTAAACATAGATAACTCTAATACATCTAATGGTATCACTATTGGTACTGCGACTTCAGGTGTACCAATATCAATTGGTCATTCAACCTCTGAAGTAACAGTCAATGATAATCTTACAGTTACAGGAACACT